CATGGATGAACTCGGTGATTTATTTGATACAGAAGATGATGACACTGGTTCTAATAATGTTAATCAACTATTACAGGACGCACAAAGAGTTCCTCCAACCAATAAAGAAAAAGCAAAAAGTAAATCAGCAGAACCCGAAGAAGAAGATGAACAACCATCTATGAATGATGAAGAACGTAAAAAAAGATTAGAAGCGTTATACATACGGTTTGAATATATCCCTTCCAGTTCAGGTGGTAATTATAAAGAAAGTTTAGATAAATTATATAATTTAGTTTTTAATAATAAGTGTAATAATACTACTGAAAAGGTGTCTGACCCAAAAGAAAGAATAAAGATTTTAAGTCATAGTGGTAATTGTGTATATGATGATGGACGTCAAGCAAAAAACACTATTCTTAAAAGTATAAACTTAAAACGAAGACCGGAAACTGAAATGGAAACAGTTAAAGAAATGTTAGAACAATTTAAAGAACGCGGAACGACACTAAACAAATTATTAGAAAGTGAAACTAAAATACAACGTCAAAGAGGAAAAACGTTAAAAGAAACACGTAAACAAAAGAAAACAAGAAAGACACAACCAAAGAAGACACCACCAAAGAAAACAAGAAAGACAGCACCAAAGAAAACAAGAAGAACAGCACCAAAGAAAACAAGAACTACACGAAAGAATACTTTAGAGAGATGTTTAATGACTTGTGTAGATAAAGCATATGATAGACGGTCAATATAATAAATTTAAAAATATATTATATAATGTTTTTATTTATTTTAGTTATTTTAATCATATTATCTATAATTTTATATTATAATAATATGACATCAAGATACGTTATTCATCCACACCACGCAAAAATAATGATTGAACACAAAATTATTACAACCATAATAGATGTTAGAACAAATATGGAATATAATGAAGGTCATTATCCAAACTCGGTACATATACCTCTTCAAAATATTTCTAATAAAAATCCATTAGTTCAGCACCTTATTCATAAAAAAATAAGTGAATATAATCAAACACAAACACATACAGATATATTAATTTATTGTAGAACAGGTAATCGCGCCTATTACGCTCATAAAATGTTAACAGATATTATTAAAAAATCATTTAGAAAAGAAAATATACAAACAATACCCAATATTTACTATATTAATGGTTCATATCAATCAATTCTGTAAAACAACTTAAAGATTTTTTCTAATGTTATATTGTCTCACTTTAGCTCAGTCGGTAGAGCGATGGACTGTAGATTTGTGGCTTTCCATTGGTCGTGTGTTCGATTCACACAAGTGAGACTTTATTACAATGAACACTGGTTGTGTTAAAAATTATGGTTCAATTCCATACATTGTAAAATTTATAGATATGCTTTCATAAGTATATCTATAAAATTGAATTTAACCATTCTAAAGTCCAAAGAAAACCATACACATAATGAAGTTTCCTTTTACGACATATGATGACCAGATACCGTCATTATTTATTCCAAATACAGAACATTCTAAAGAGTTTATGTTAAAAGAGGCGCAATGTTTAAATAAATTTATAAAAGAATATAGACAAGATGACGAAACATTTACATTATTTAATTTAGGTTCATTTAAAGATGAAATTTTAAATGAACAATATACTATTAAAAATCCAGAAGTATATAATAATCAATCTATTTTATTACAAAAAGATACACTATTTCCTTTGTTCTTAATGTATCCCTTTGTATTAAATGATAAACCACCCCATTATAAAAATATAGATATTATACTTATTGCTCCATCTAAAAATTTAGAATATAATAAACCAAATGAATTAACTATGGATAATACATTATTTGAATATTTTATACTTCCTCTTCATCCAGAATACACAGAAGATGAATTGAGAGAAATATTAATGAAACAAGAAATAAAACGAGATACATATAGTCGTTATATTGATTTTGTATTTCCAAATATTAAAATCACATATCGTTGGTTTTATACAATGATACCTTCAACACCAGAACACTATATTCAATACACGAAAGACACATATGTTCATATAAAATATAAACATCTTATACATAATAAAACATATATACCTTATTGTAATGAAGAATGTTTTACAGATGAAGATATTGCTTTCTCGAATGAATTTCAAAATAATCTAATTGAATTTTTCAAGAGAAATAGTAATACATTATGTATAAATTATGTTGTATTTATAAATAAGTCTTATCAGTCATCGTTAATAAAACCCTTTTTAAACTCAACAAAATATATAATTCATTACTTTAATCATCAATTATATTTTATAGATAATCCGTATTCACCATCTAAATCACGAGCGTGGTTATATAATATGAATTTAGAAGAACTATCAATTTATTATTCAATTGAACAAATTATTCGTATGAACTCATTTCAATATACATTTAAAAAGAGACGTCCAGATATAAAATATTTATACAAATCTAATATTCCTCCTCTACCATCAATTTAATAAGCACAATGTGAACCTACATAAACAGGATCATTATCTAAACATAATTTTTTATATTTAGAGTATTGTTCATTATCTAATACATCTACGTGCTGAACTGTCTGACAATTGTGATGTGACGGGTCTTTTCCTTGTGTTCCACAATCAGTTACCTTCTTTTCTAAACGAAATAATGTTTCTCTCTCGTCACGTGTTCCTTGTGGTTTTACTGTATCAGGACAACAAATACGCTTACGATAAAGAACACCGGAGGATGAACTTGAATATAAAGGTGCGTTCTTTTGTGTTAAAAACTGTTTTCCGTATAATCTTTGTTTAACATCATTCTTTTTTTTTAATAATGCTAAAGACATATTTATAGTATAATTACAAAAATAAAATTGATTTATATTCATAATGATTTATTAATGTAACTAAACTATGATGGAAGATATTATAGAACAGTCTGTAACAAGACATCAAGAAAAGACAAATATATTAACATCATCATTTAAATTTAATCGTAGTGTTTATGAATGTATGATATATGATATATTAAAATGGTTAAAAGATACAGATTATAAACCAATTCACGAATTACGTAAAGAATTTATTACAAATAAATATAAAAATCTTCAAAAGAAGTATCGCGTATTTATCAAAAAATCACTTCTTGTATCAGTATATCGTATGATGATACAAGAAGAAAAGATAGAAAATCACCCTTATGTGCTACTTATTTTACAAAAGAAACATTCAAGAAATATTTCAGGAGTATCTATAATCACAATATTAACTTCACCATATCCAAATGGTCGTTCATTTAGTTGTAAGCATAATTGTTATTATTGTCCTAATGAACCAGGACAACCACGCTCATATTTAAAAAAAGAACCAGCAGTCGCACGAGCAAATGTTAATCACTTTGACCCTTTACTTCAAACAGAAGACCGTTTAAACTCACTATATCAAAACGGACATCATATTGATAAATTAGAATTTATTATTGAAGGAGGAACATTTACAGAATATCCTTATGATTATATTGAAGAATTCTTTAGAACTATGATTTATACTTGTAATACATTTAAACAATCACCAAGAAGACAAAAATATTCACTTAAGAAAGAAATTGAAATAAATAAACATTCTAATTATCATATTATAGGAATATGTGTAGAAACACGACCTGACGTTTTGTTTGAAGATGGTATAAATTGGATAAAACGTTTTAGACATTTAGGAATTACACGTGTACAACTCGGTGTCCAGCATACAAATAATACGATTTTAAAACGCGTAAACCGTGGTCATACAATAGAACATGTATATAAAGCAATTCATCAATTAAAAAATAATGGGTTTAAAGTAGATATTCATCTAATGCCTGATTTACCTTATTCTTCACCTGAAGAAGATAAGAATATGATTTATTACTCTTTAAAATCACCACATATTCAAGCTGACCAGATAAAACTATATCCAAATCAAGTTGTTCCTTGGACGGTTATACAAGAATGGTATAAACAAGGTAAATATAAACCATACTCTGAAACACATCCAGAAAAATTAAAAGAAGTATTACGGTATGCGTTAGATATATGTCCACCATGGGTGCGATTTCCACGCGTAATGCGTGACATACCTGACGATTACGTTCAAACAGAACATTATATACCTAATATGCGTCAGCAATTGAATGTCACGTCAACAATGGAAATTAGAAATCGTGAGTGTGGTAGACATCCTGAATATTCACCAGATGAGGCACAACTATTTGTAAGAAAATATAGAGCATCTTATGGAGATGAATACTTCATATCATACGAGAGTGTAGACCGTAAATGTTTGTTTGGATTTTTACGATTAAGAATACCAGATACAAATGTATATACACAATTTAAAACACTTTATAATAAAGGATTGATACGTGAATTACACGTGTATGGTAACGTTCAACCTGTAAATCATAAGAATACAATGAAACATTCAGGACAACATTTAGGATTTGGAACAAAATTACTCAAAAAAGCGGAATGGATTTCATTTCAAAGGAATATGAAAGGAACTACAATTATATCAGGAATAGGTGTCGTCAATTATTATGAAAAACGAGGATATTCATTAAGTGATACATATATGAATAAAGATTTTATAATTACAAGACATCAAACCATCTTCTTATGTATTCTTCTGACATTGACCGCGTTTATAATACAAATAAAATTGATATGAATTACCACCACTACCACGTTTCGTTCTATTATTAAATGTATTTAGACACCCCATGACCGACGCATTTTTTTTTACAAGATATGAAGAAAAAGGTAACATACTTTTTTATTTATATAAAGAAAATAATTATGGAATATGTAAAACTGACTTCATTATTATCAGGACAACAAAAATATAAAAGACCATCAACAAAAGAAAGAACCGATTGTATACTGGAACCACTTGAAGCAATGTGTCAATTATCTTGTTTAGCATACTCACAAATTGGTACAAAACTTACGATACAAAATAATATTTTATATTTACAATATCCTTCATATATTCAAGGTATTGTTCGCTGGTTTCAAAAAGATACAAAAGAAGATATTTACTTTATGTTTCATATTTTTAGAAGATTTATTCAAAATTATCAACATTTGAATGATATCTCATATAATAATACAAATTTATATAGTCTTATTTTACAACTTTCAATAAAAGGTTTACAAAATCTTATACAAACATATCAAAATCATAATTTCACAATTATACATACACTTCAAATGTATGAAAATATGTTATTACATCCAGAATTATTTAAAACATCCACATCAAAAGAATATGATACTATGGATACTATTTTTAAAACAATATCATCTATTTACACAGATAATGACTACTATACATTACTTCATTTATTATATAACTATAATGAAACAAAATCACAAACAATTATCGATAGTATACAATCTATTTTAAAAACAAAAGAAAAACAAATTAAAGAATGGATACATACACATTGCACTCTATGAATATATTGTTTTCAATTCTAATAATAATGAAAAGTCACTACCTTTCAAATTAACCAAATAACCATATTTATCAATTAAACGAATTCTTAATTTTTCAATCTTCACAGGTCCATAATAGTCACGCTGTTTATAAATACGATCACGAAGATCTTCAAAGTTAAATGTATATGAACCAAACTTAAATACCACTCTACCAAGTATTTTCTCATCTAACACATTTTGTGGAAGACAACTAATAATATTTGTACTACTATGTCCTGTATAATCTTCAACTGATACAAACACATAATTTAATTTACTTGAACCATAAATACATTCCGCTTTTATATTACCGTATATCTCTCTATATGTGTTTGCACTAAAATCAACATCTTCATCTATATTATCACCCAATGTTTCATAATCCGCCTCATCAATCCACCTTTTAATAACAGCATTTTCATCATTATAATATACCTTATAAAATGGTTTTCTATATCCAAGAGTCCATCCCGCTGTTCTCTCAAACTCCAAATCAGGAACATTGAAATTTAATGAAATATAACATTGAGATAAATCGTCAGGATTTTGT